TCACTAGCTCCAATACGTGAAATGGTTAGACGTGGGTGGATAATTTATTCAAATAACATAAAGACACTCGAAGCAAATGTGTGTCAATTTTACAATGTAAAGAGTATTGATGAAATCAAAGAATTGCTAACAGGGAAGTAGCTTATGGACACCAAGATTTGCACTAAATGCCTTGAGGTTAAGAACCATAATGAGTTCCACGTCTCTAAGAAAGAGGTCGATGGTCTCCAATACTATTGCAAGGTCTGCCAAAAGATTTATATGCGCCGACACCATAATGAAAACAAGGTTAAGAATAGGCAGGGCGTTAAAAATTGGCGTGAAGCAAAGAAACTAAGCGACCCAGGTTACCAAAAAAGGCAAAGAGCCAAATACCGACATATACAACGAGCAGTTATGCGTGTCAGTTATGCTATAACCAAAGGAATTCTTGTGCGCCCAGAGGTTTGCTCTATCTGCCAAACACGCGGGAAGATAGATGCTCACCACCCAAGCTACGCTAAACCCCTAGAAGTGATATGGGTTTGTAGGCCGTGCCACTCTAATATCCACGTAGAATTGAGAGCCAACACTTGATTCCAGTGTTAAAATTCAGACGCCGAGTAATCGCAGAAGCATGGTGGGACAGCGAAACAAGGGCCAAGCTGTCTCTAAGAGCGCGTGAGCTATTCATGGGGCTTTGGTGTCTTGCTGACCGTGAGGGTCGATTTGTGTACGATACAAGGCTTTTGGCGGCTAAAATCTTGCCAAGAGAACCCGAATCTTGGAACGATTGTATCGCGGCTTTTGACCAACTTATTGAATTTGGTTGCATTGAAAGCTACAAAATAGACGAAATTGAATATGGAGTTATTCCTCGACTTAACGATTATCAGAAAATACCAGACGGAGAAGCTAAGTCTATACTACCACCGCCTATAGACTTAATTGAAAACAATTCTTTTCAATTACAATCAATTAAAAAGAAAGTTAGTCGTCCTTCCTCTTCCTCTTTAGCTTCTAATTCATCTTTAACTTCTAATAAAGAGACGACGGAAAATTTTTCCAAAGAACCAAATCTCCCAGCCCAAATAGCCAGATACGTAAACACCTTCCTAGTCGAGAATGGATTCAAGATGATACGCGAAGGTCGTGGACTTCAAGATGATGGAATCCAGAAGATGCTTGATAGTAACATAACCTTCGATGAAATAAAAACCATATACGCGGCTCTCATCGCTGGCAAGCTAAGCAAGCGGAGCGATTTCTACTCGAAGAGGCTTAAGAGTTCTACTTGGTTCAGTTGCATAACCGATGAATGTAATGAGCTTCTGCGGTTAGCTAAGGAGCCAGCGGAGGGCGAGAAGTCCAAGGAAGTGCTGGCGACAGAGCGATTATTTGAACGAATGCGAAATTCTGAGGATTAAGGAGAAATGACTTATGGAGAATTATTCGCAGGAGTCGGAATGGCTGGGCTTGGATTTGAACGAGCGGGATGGCAAGGCAAGTGGTTTGTCGAAATCGAAGACTACCCACACAAAGTCTACCAACGAAACTTCCCTGAATCAAAAGGATATCACGATGTCAAAGACTGCGGTAAACATAACCTACCCTACGTCGATGCAATCTTTGGCGGGTTTCCTTGCCAAGACCTTAGCGTCGCTGGGAGCCAAAAGGGTCTTAGTGCCTCACGCTCGGGTTTATTCTACGAGTTCGCACGAATCGTTGGGGAGCTTCGACCTAGATACTGGATTATGGAGAACGTCACAAACCTCCTTAATGGAGCTGATGGACAGTGGTTCGCTGCCATCCTCGCAGAAGTGGCCTCGCTCGGGTATGATGCGAGCTGGCATTGTATTCCGGCTTCCGCCGTTGACGCGCCACACCGCAGAGACCGAATCTGGATTATTGCACACACCAACGAGTACGGCCAACCAAGACAGTCCGTCAATGAGGAGTCGAGACAAGGGCAGTTGGTGGGCAACACCAAGAGCCAACAAAATATCAGGCAAGGACAGGGAGGATTTCAGTCTAAGCCTACACAATCAAGTCAATCAATTCCCAACACCAAAAGCTCACGATGCGAAAGAAAGTTACTCTCCGTCACAAGTAGCAAGAAACACAGCGACCCTAACGGTTGTGGTAGGAATGTTCCCAACTCCAACGGCAACGGATATAAGAGACAGGGAAAATATGTCACTCCCGTCAGTACAGAGGCGCCAGCGGATAGGCAAGCAGATAGACCTATCAACCTCAGTGAAGCCAGACTCAACGCCAGGGTTCCTGAGCGCCGATTGGGTGGAAGTGTATCTCATGGGCTTACCTCTTGGATGGACGAGCCTGAAGAACTACCGCGCACCACACAAACAAAAGAAAACCGAACCAACAGACTTAAAGCGCTCGGCAATGGATTGATGTGGCAGATACCGTACATGATTGCAATGGGAATAAATGAACTAGAAAAGGAGCCACCCAAATGAAAGAACCAGAACGCCAGCAATACATCAAAAAGCTAGTCGCAGGTCTCTACGCTATCCACGGCAATAGGAAGTTCAATCCAGATACCGATGAGTCACACAACGTGGTCCTAGAGTCCTTCGTCCGCGACCTTGGGCCAGTGCCTAACAACAAGCTGGAGGGGCTGTTCATCCAGGCCCAGCAACTACCGAAGCTCCCGAAGGCATGGGAGGTGTTGGCTCTCTGGCGGCCACCGCAGACCGCTCAGAGCCAGCAAACTATAGTCTCACCGTTTAGACCCGATTTCACTGAATGGCTCGCGGGCTTCTCGGCAATGTCCTGGAATTTGTATGCCAAAAACCAAGACAAGCAGTATCGAAACATATCCAATATCTGCGACCAAGCTCATTTACCATCGGCTGGAGCTAGGGGCCGCCTACAATCGCTTGCAAGCACCGCCGAATGCATATATCTGATGTATGATTGGTTCTTTCAAGCTCAAATACCGCTGTCAGTGTCTTCGGAGGTGGCTGAGATGCTCAAGAAACAGCAAGGGAGCGCGTATGACGGTGTTAAAAGGCTTGAGAGTCTTGTAGTACTAAAATCAATAGAAGAGCCGCCCAACTAGGCTTAACGCGCCAAATCGAGATAAAGGAGTAAATGAGATGAATTACACAGAAAAAGAAGTTAAGATTCGGAAGTTGGAAAAAGCTGTTGACCGTTTTGCTAATACAATGAAGTTGAAGTTGCGACTTAATTCACACAAACCAGGCTGGCAAGACTGTGGGTATACACACTTATTGGAGCGATTACATCAAGAGGTTGGTGAATTGGCAGAAGCAGTGACTGAACACATCAGCAGTCCCCGGCCTTCGCCGAACTCATATTTTGGAGACGTGACATCGGCTCATGTTGAAATGGAGTGTGCAGACGTGGCTAATTTTGCAATGATGATTGCCTATATTGCATCTCAAAAGAGGCTACCGGAGCCACCCAAATGACCCCAAGCAACCAGCTAATCTTAAAAACCGTATGCGCCCACTACGAGGTGAAGACCGAGGATGTCCTGTCGGGCTGTAAGCGGAGACTCCACTGCCACGCCCGTTGGACGACTGCCTATTTTGTCTTTAAGAAACCGTCTATGAATAAAACTGAAACGGGTCGATTCCTCAACATGCAACCCACAGCGACGCTTCACCAGATTAGAAAAATAAACGAGCTAATGGCAAAATACGCTGGCTTCGCTGAAGAGATCAAGAGCATTGAGCGCCAGCTAAACGAAACGCAAGGAGTGTGAACATGATGAAAGGTCTGATTCATATATCGGTAGGCGGTGAAACCCACCAGCTAAACGTTGGAGGCGAAACTATCTATTTTGAGATGCACCGTTTCTGTGGACCGATGCCCATAAATAAGGTAAGTCTTAGTGAAAGGCGGCTTAGTGATACTCATAAATTTTGGCAGGCGGTTACGTATTGGTGTAGACAGGGACAACAAAAAAATCAAGACGACACTTGCAAATGGTCAGGGACAATTCTAAGCGCAAGGCTATTAAAAAAGCAAATGGAACAGGGGCCAGCCGATGACCAAATCTAACACCCAAAAGAACCGCCTCTGGCTCTTCAGGGACGGCAACACGAGAACGAGCAAGCTATTGGAGGTGACATGAGCGACGAGAAGCATGTGAGTGATGAAAAGTGCGAACATGTATGGGATGGAATAACCATATGTTCAACCACCGATGAGTGGTATGAGGGTTGTGTGAAGTGTAAGATAGCAAAAAAGGATTTTGAAGAGAAGCAACTCCGCCAGCGCGGCCTCGGAGCGGATGCTATTTGCAATCACATTGACCCCTGCGACTGTATACCACCACCACCCGACAGCGCACAGGGGGGGCCGAGTGAAGATGAAGCCAATGAAGCACTTGTTGATTTTGTCAACTTTATTCATAAGCCACCACCAAGCGCCGCAGCCAGAGAGTGCGCTAAGGATGCTCTCGCGGAACTGACAGCGAGAGGTCTGCCGCATGGCCCCGCTGACTATGATACCGCGTTAGAATGGCTCACCACGCACATCCAACGCCACTTCCAGCCCGACCCAGCCGCTACGGAGGGTGTATTCGCTGGGATAGATATTGAAGACTTGAGGCTTCGCATGAATAAGCATTACGGGATAGCAAGTAAGTATGCTGACGGCACATATCCAAGTGAGCGAATGGGTGAGTTCAAGCAAGCCGTAGGCGACTTCCAAGAAGTGATTGACATCCTCAAGCTCGCCGAGGCCCACGAGAAGGCGGTGAAGTGATGGGGCAGAGAAGAGGAAGTCCTAATCTCGGACGCGGACTCGATACCATAGCTCGACTTGAGCGCGATATTAAGACGCTGTTAAAACGTAACACTAAATTGAAGTTCGCATTTGAGATGCTTGCGAGTATACCCAATTTACCAGAGTCGGCGCAAGTCATTATTAACTCAGCTAAGGAGACACACAATGGAACCGAATGACGACGATAGGAAGCTGGTGAAGGCTCTGATAAAGACAACTGGACTATGTATGCACAGGGTTGAATGTAGTGACGGTAAGGGGAATACTTACATTGAAAGTCAGTTTGAATATGACATGGCTGAGGAGCTGTATGGTATCGACATCGCCAGCCACCGCAAACAGCAGCAGTCGCAGATGAAGGAGCAGCTCAGGGAGATGGAGGATTGTGTCGTAGAGAATAACAAATACCACCGCGCAACGGGAGCGCTCAGGGTGTACGGCGAACAAATCCAAAAAGCGAGAGCAGCAGCCGAGGAACACGAGAAAGGGCAGAAGAATGGCGAGTGATATGTACATCGGGGTCGATTCGGGCGGAAAGATGGGCCTAGCAATAATTGTTGGCAACAAGCTAACTGCATATACTGTGAATACAAAGGCGCCTACCATGCTAGGAACGCTTGATAAGATTGAAATTGAACTGGTGAAAATTACCCAAGAATGGTCTGGTAGCGTATCTATCTTGATGCTTTCTACCCAGTATGGCGGAAAGTCGGTGACTCAAACTCTGTTCACGTTCATCAAGACTTACGCCATGACACAACTTGCTATTGAGAACTTGTTTACTGAGGGTCGCAAGGACTGGACGCCACCAGTATTACATGATGATGACGCCCGTAGGCTAGTGTTCCCCGATGTAAAGATTTCAGGGAAAGACAAGAAAGGCCAAGCTCACATCCTACTGCAACAGCGTTTCAATTTAAATGGGCTGCAAAAAGTAAAGCAAACCAAGAAAACGGTGAACCTGTACCACGCTGACACAATGGATGCCACCATAGCTGTGCTGGCCCATGCTAAACTTGACGGCGTGAACATTAAACAGTTTGAGAAAAGGTGACGAGATGGAACAGTTATGGGAATGTTTTCAAGGGCTTACAGAGAAGGAACAAGTAACATATGTTAGTATCTTAGGTTATGGTTTTATGACGTCTGTAGCGGCTGCCTTTGTTATGGGCCATGAATCCTCTGACAAAAATCACCGCCAAAAAGGAAAAGACAGAAGCTATAACCCCCTAGTGAAAGGTAAATTATGAGCCACAAACCAGGACTATTCCCAACCAAGCGCCCGCTAGTTGCCGCTCTGCTTGTAGCCAGCATAGCATTGCTGTGGGGCATGTGCAATGAGGAAGCTGAGGGGCATCCCCGCATTGACACCATACCTTCATGGGGGGCGTGGGGCTATATAGGGCAGACAATCTTCCCACCGCTAGACACCATTATCCGACAGGATACAATCAACAGCAAGCTCGACCATATCGACACTTGCTTTTGGATTGTTCACGAAACACCATCATTTGTAGAAAAAAGTGAGTTAGAAAGTTGTGGCTCGTTGCATTTCAAAGGAGAAACCTGCCTTGGTGAAACTTGCGGATGGGCGGTTAGAGGTTGGGATTCGACTTATATTTGCTCGACAAAGGTTAGGACAATGTTACGCGATGCAATGTTTCCACCAGACTCGGCTAGGCTCAAGTCGCTACCCGACTCAGCCGACCCGAAGCCTTTGCTCACCGACACTGTCTATTGGGTTAATACAGACAGCGTTGCTGTATTCAGCGTGAAGGATTCAGCGAATGAAATCATGGTGATAATGTTAGACGGTGTAGTGAAGGGATTCTTTAGCACTGAGCATTACAAGCCAGTCCCGAAGCCTTACGTATGCCCATTCCTTGGCAATGGATGCTTAATACAGTACCCCAAGATTACCAATCCCTATCTGCCCGCGAGCAAACTTGAGATATGTCAATACTTCTGCGCATTCCCCCAGCCTGAAGCAGTCAAAGGAACTTACCGCGATTCAATCATGTATCTCCCCGAACCCCTGTACGCCAACGTGAAGTACCGCCAGATTACGGAGAGACGGGTAGTAGATTGCTATAAGGTAGAGGGAGTTGACACGTCCACTATAGTGCTCATTGGGGATGTAACGACGGCCTTTATAGGATTAGTGACGGTTTGCGACACCACATGGGTGACCGACACTGTGGTCGTTAGCTGGGAGAGGGTGCGATGAACTGGAGGAAGGTTGTTGGCTGGGTACTCTTCGCTCCTGTTGCGATAATAGCGGTCGTCACTGCAATTGCAGGGGCTTGTTTAATGGTGGTCTCTATTGTTACGGGTGCAGTAAATGGAAATGAGGGGGAGATACTTATAATAATAGTAGTATTGGGCTTACTAGGCGGCTTCGTATTGGTAAGTCAGGAGGGCAAATGAACGCATTGGTGATGGTGATGTTGCTGGCGGGTGTGAGTGTGGCTGATGATTGGATTCCGTATACGACGGTGGAAGATTCAGTTGAGGACACTAACATGTTTATTTTCTATCTGCCTCTTAAGGACTTTCAGCTTTCAGGGAAATATAAGTATCGGACGGATACAGTTAGAGCTGATTTTGCTGACCGCGACAGCACGTGGCCAAAACGACAAGTGGATACTATTTGGATTATGCGGACTAGGCCACATCCACTAGTCACAGTCAACTTCGACTGGTCCGCGCAGGTGATGGTGCGAGATTGGTGGGGGAGATGAAGATTAAGAAAGTTATAGGGTGGACTATGATGGCAATGGCTCCAATGCCGCTGTTCGTAATTGGGATGTTCAGTGACAATATAAACATTGCTCTTTTATTTGCAGGCTTTGCTTGGTTCTGGTTTGGGGTATTGATAGCGGACGTACCACCGCCAGCATGGACGTTAGACAAAGACCCCCCATCCTCCGAACAAACGGAAGACAGGAAGCTGTCGGGTAAACTCTAGCACGAAAGGTATAACGGGATGAAAGAAAAACTTATCAAAGAAGTCATTCGAGACAAAGACGGGAATCCTATTGCGATAGATTATACTGATGGTTCAAGAGACAATGTCATTATGCCCTTCCTAACCTCTACCCCAAATCCAGACACCCAAACCAATAAGGCCACCCCCAATAATCCAGAGGAAAATTGAGAGCGGCCTTAAACGCGGACATCGAGCCGTAACCCGTGAACGATGCTAGCTATAAAAGCCCCCACCGCCGCTAGGACGATGAGGGTGGCATGCAAAAAAGTAACAATAAATACATTCCCCAGTGTGGACTTAGGATTCTACCTGATACATTATACATCAAAGTATTCATCGTCGTCAAGCATTATTCCCAACATTTCAGCTTCTTGGTCATCCATAGCTACTGCTTTCTGCGCGTAGGCTTCTTCTTAACAGTCGTATGTGATGTCTTGTGTGATGTCTTGGGCGGCTTCTTCTTAGCACGCTCAGTTTTAGTATGTGATGGCATGGTATGTCTCCTTATTGGATTGGTGGACGTATATTAAACTGGAACCCTATGCTGATTATGTTGCCGCCCTCTACATCGGTAATATCCATGTAAGGCATTACCGATATGGTAGCAGCTCCCTTTTCTACGTTCAGCTTCTTTTCAATACCAATGCCACCTACAAGGTCAAAGTCGTCGCTGTCATTCATAGCGTCACTGCCAGATATCCTAAGAACCAATGAAGTGTTTTGTAGAAACCCCTTCTTAAACCTAAGGTCGTAAACCTTCTCAAGGCCAATCTGTGCAGACTGAACCTTGCCCATGCCTGGACCATCAGTTAGAGGCATTTCAACTCTACGTAATCCCGCTAAAACACGGAAGCTATTATTACCGTCCATCGCGTACTTAACTCCAAAGCCAAAAGCTCCAGATACATTCTCGGTCAGACTGAAGTCGTTGCCTGCTTGACTCGTTGCGGCCAAGTTACCGTAGAAGGTAAATCGACCTTCTTTTGCATCGGTATCCTCTGGATATGATGCTAAAAGACACAACGCCAAGCCAATAGTTGTTAGAAATCGTTTCATGTGAATCTCCTTTAGTTAGTTATCGTGACCATTCTTTTACTTTGAGCCGTTACGTTTCATCTCTAGACTTGTGCCCTTCATCGCGCCTTGGGCCAACGCTGGGAGTAGCCATGCGCCGATAGCAGTAACGGCCAGACCAATAAGGTTTCCCTGTTCGACAAACCCAAACGATAATACAAGGCTGACAACTAACGCTATAGCATTACTAAGCTGGCCTTCCGTCCAATCGCTAGGCAATTTTAACCTCAGAGCCGCGACGATCACGAAAGTAGCCGCTGACACAGACGTCAGTATCTCAAGGCTGGTGCCCATTTTCAACAACATGTCTGTTAGTGGTTTAAGCGCTTCCATTATGAATCCTCCTTCTTTATTTCCAGTAACTCAAAGTGGCATAAATCATTCCACCTATTATCACTTAATTCTCCATCGCTATCCCAATCTCCGCCCCAACGTATTATAGCGCCATGCTTAAGACCTACCGCAATAAACTGGCCCGCCAAAAAGGAAAACCTACCATAAGCAACCTTCCACTTGTGCAACTTCTCCACGAACTCGTCTAGCGAAACATCCCCACTCTTAACACTCTCATAAAGTTCCGAGAGGGTAAGTTCACCCCAATCAATCGGATACGGAACCACATGGATAGCGTCCGAGGGCTGTGAGTTGTGCTTACTGAACCCGAAGTGCAGTTGACTCAATCCCTTACTGTACGCAAGCTCTTGGGCCTCACGACCCCTGTGGCCCTCTATTATCGAGAAGTCTATGTACTGAATCAAGTCCTCAAGTATGACCTTAAATATCGGGTGGCATTCAGAGAGTTTTTCTCTCGACCTTTTGCCTAAACGATACATTTATCTCCTATCTGACCTAATTCTATGCGAAACTGAATCAGGAACTATATATGCTGGAATCTTCAAGAATTCATTCCCATCCTTAACGGCCTTGATATAGTACCTGCCGCCAGTGTTAAACGTCGAAGTCCTGATAAGCTCCATCTGGAAATATCCAGTGTCATTGGTCACCGTGTCAACCGTTGTTGCAAAAATAATATTCAATCCAACCGTATCAATCAGATTACGACCTCTCAGTAATGCGCTAACGCTCACGCCCTTAACAGGGTCGCCATGAATGTCAAAGACAAAACCGTAAACAACACACAGGCTAGGCGAACCTGAGCCAATAATCTCTATATCGAAGCCTGGCGTAAAGAACGTGTCAGGGTCAGTAACTACAACAATCGTATCAAAGGATTCAGACCAGAAATGGTCGGATTGTAAGCCGCCAGCCCTGACTATGAACGTGTCAACATTAAGGTTCCAGGGGGGGGTAAAGCCATTGGAGAGAGTCGTTTGGACACCTATGGTAATGCCCGCTAAGGTCTTAACAGTAATTGCCACTCCCGACACCAATGAATCTACTCCCGAAGTGTCCAATGCCCCAATCTCGACAGCATTTGAGCCGCTACCAGCCGAGCCGCTGATACCGACATAGCTACCAACTCCAAACTCAGCCTCCATCATAATCCTAATGGCGGCAGTATCAGAACCACCACCGCCACCACTAGCGATGTTCAAGTTAATGGTATCACCAACAGGGTCATATCCATCGTCCGCAAAGTCCTGTAAATCAATAGCGCTTTGCTCCGACGAACCCATAGCAGCCAGATTAGTCTTGCGTTGGTTGAGCAGTGAGGAGTCATTACTGGTAACAAAAGGAATGCCCCAAGTCATCGAACCTACAATCTTTGATAGCAGGGCAGAATCTACCACCAACCCTAGAATTGAATCGGGGAGATTACGTGCGGCCTCCCAAAAGTCATCAGCAAAAGCCGCTGAATCTATATCAGCTGCAATCGCCTTACCTGTACCAGCAGGTATTAGAGTCAAGGCGTTACCATTGGCATTCTGAGTAGTAATCAACATAGAGTGTACCGAGCCAGTGCCGCCAGTGATATTCAAACCAGCGCCACTACCACCACCAATAGCGTTAATACCCTTGCCGCTAGTAGCTCCACCAGTAGCATTCAAACCATCGCCAGTAGGCCCACCTACCAGCTCCATACCATCGCCCCCAGTGCTTCCAGCGCCCTTGAAGCCTGAGCCTAGCGAACCACCAACAGCGTTAAGACCAGCGCCAGCGCCTTGTCCAGTTACCTGCAATCCATCGCCGCCACCACCAGTAGAAGTGAACTGGACCGCATCGCCAGTGGAATTAGAGATTACTAGGGAATTGAATTTTATGTCTCTAGTTTCAGACGCCTCCATTGTGTCTAGCACAGCTTCAGCGATAGCACCCGTTGTAAGCCCACTGGCGGCTCCTTGGTAGGCTGAGGTATCTTTCAACATCAGTCCGAATGAATTAGCCGTAGAAATGTCACTCGTGTCTCTGTTGAGGAATGTATCAGCTACAGTAGCGGCGCTTGCAAAGTTGCCAAGCGGTATCGCTTCACCCATTGAGCCAGCTACATTATTATGACCAGCCGTATCAGCCTGAAGCATCGAATCAGCAGTAAAGGCCGCTATCCCTCTGTGCATCGAATCGAGATTGTTAATCATCATCAATCTAATAGCTGTTGTATCTGAACCACCACCAGCGGCCCCCTGATAAGCTGAAGTGTCCTTGAGCATTAAGCCGAATGAATTAGCTACGGAAATGGCGCTCGTGTCTCTGTCTAATGTAGAATCAGCGGTCTCCCCCGCTAATTCCTCCTTAGTCGCTAACTCACTAGCCAGTATCAGCGAATCGATATAAGAGCCAGCCACAGTAGCGAATAGCCTCAACCAGACCGAATCACTGATCTTACTGAACTGCCCAGCGGCTAAAATTGAACTAGCGCCAGTAAGCGAATCTTTAATAAATTCACCAACACTCCCAGCCAACGCAAAAGCACTTGCTGTATCTTTCTGGTAGGCAGAGTCCGAAGTATGACTCGCAACCTTTGGAAGCGTTATTGCTAGAGCTTCATCCACGCTTGTAAGTGTAGCCCCCAATGTATCAACTACATCAACTATTCCTCTCGCAACAACAACACCTGCCACGTTAGAGGCTTCAAAGAGTAGCACCCCCCTGCCGTCCAACTGTAAGCTGTCGGTGCCATCTACGCCCATAGAATCGATAACAACCTTGCCGTTCCAATCCTCTAGGACTATAGTTTGGGAGCCACCCGCTCCCGTTCCAAAACTAATCCTAGCCTCACCGTTTGGACCAGAAGCGTTGGAACCAAAGATGCGATAAGCTCCAGACGCGGACATCTTCACTTGACCCGTGAGACCACAATTTATTAAAGCAAATGGCTGAGCTTCAATGTCACCCATGAGGCAACTCGTGAAAACTATGCGACTAGCGCCAGTACCGACTCCAGAGATAAACCCATTGAAGAATCTTGACCCAGATATTGACTGACCGCCCAGAGCCACAGAATAACCGCCGCCCGTAAATCTCCATTGGTCATAGTTAGCGTCCAGAGTTATAGAGGCTCCAGCCGACAGGGTGAAATGAGTAAGATTCAAAGCGTCAGCTATGAGCCTTGCGTTAGCTAAAGAACCATCATCAATAGGTCTCTGTGATGTACCATCGACTCCGATATTGGCCGTAGTCACACCGTTAGGGCTAATGAAGACCGCCCCACCAGCATAAGTGCCAGCCTGAGTTTCTGCATGGACATTGGCTGGCGTGATACTATAATCACTTGTTGCATCTGGAATAGTTGTCCAATCTGGGGCCACCACAGCCGATTGGTTTGAACCAATATAATCACTTATAATCCTCGGAGCTTGGTCGGAGCCAGTACCGCTAGTAATCGTAATCCGCTGTCCATTATAAAAATTATTGACTGTTGAGGCCGTAGGGGAGCCACCACCACTTTCAAGTGATATTGTAGAAACGGTGTTTGCTGGTGTATTATCACTTTGTCCTGTATGTATAAGACCTGCTTTGGCTAATTCACGAAGGTCGCGTCCGGAGCTATTGTTGAGATTATGTGTGCCACCAGTGAGTATCTCATCCCAAGTCCTGAAGGCGATGGAATCAGTTAAGTTGGAAGCTATGGCAGCAGTGACATTGACAACCACAGAGTCAGTTGCGGACGTAAACTTAGAGAACTCATTCAACGAATCAGCTATTACTTGGACATACGCCTCATTATCCCAAGGGATTCCAGCAGTAAAGAATATGACATTTATTTTGAGTACGTAAGTCGGAGGCGTTGGTGTTCCGTCAATGTCTTGAATCTGGTCCGAAAACAGATAGATTGTATCGCCCAGCCTTTTGGTAGTGTCAATCGGCAGAATATCTGGATTGGCGCCAATAAAGGGGAATACTGTATTTCGCAAAGTAATCTGTGGAGTAGTCGCCTCGTCAATATATGTGAATATATGTACGGAGTCAGGCTTCTGTTTAATACCACCAGAGTCAACGGCCTTAAGAAAGAATGAAACAAACTCCGTAGCCTTTTTCGCACCAAGGTTAGCTGCCGCCTGAACATCCCCTACGCCAAACGCCAACAATCCTAATGCCAATAATATCTTTTTAATCATTTCTTAACCTTTACCCTTGAGCCTGAATCAGTTACTGTTACGGAATCCTGCGTCCACACTATAATTCTAGTAGCAAAATCTTCACTTAAAGTCTTGGCGTTATCCGCGCTCTCCCTGCCACGACTAGGGAATGTACCACTTACATCACTAGAAGCAGACATCACAAGCTCCATGTCACAATCACAAGTAGTAACATCAACGTCCTGCGAGTCAGTCAAAGAGAAGAAGCCATTGTTAGTGGTCTTCCAGTCCTCGATAGTCACATTAGGCATGACAAATACTACTTCATCCTTGTACACAGTATCGGTAGTAGTTGAAAGCTCAAAGTGACCATAAGTCGTAGAATCTAAAAACTGGGTAGCAAACAGAGTGGCGTTATAATCAGTGCCAGCCAATGGCAGAGATTGCTTCACACCGCCACCGCTCCACAACGTATCATATCCCTTGAAAGCATAGCGTGTGATAGACAGGCTGTCAGTCACCAATGTGCTATCAGCTTGAGCTGCTGTATTCATAGGGTCTTGATTCAAGTCGAATATCTTGAATGGACTAGCGCTATGTTCAAGTAAGAATAAGTCCACATCAAATTGGTAACCGTAATTGTTATCACTATTCTGAAAGAACTGCGCTACAGGCATCTTCAACCACGAAGAGTCAACTTGTAAGCCAGCCAACACAGTCTCAGTTCCATGCAGGAACCAATAGCCAAAGCCTTTGAAATAAGAAGTATCAGGTATATTACCATCAAAGCCGAGACGCATGGCCACGCCACCTGTCGGACTATTCCCATAGGCTTCGTGACGGCCAGTGAATCCCCATTCAGCCCAATAGTGAGTAAGGTTGTATCCCTCAAATACTTTCTTGCGATTAAACCTGTGTAACGTATCACCTACACACCACAACACTTCATTCAGGAAGCGTAGAGCCTGCCCTGCGCCAAGTTCATCACATTGAGCGCAGTTACCATTAGCTATAGTTCCATCGTAGAGATACCTGCCCTTAGATAAGGTTGAGCCGTCATCCAGTGTCAGATTAGAGTCAATCGAAACTATGAGCGCCGTATCATTATTATCTCTCTGGAAGGTTGAGCTATTAAAAGTAGATGAGTCACGCAAGTATAGCTTCTGTACCGACCCTGACCCAGCCAGAGTCAACTCCCATACAAAAGCAACTTGACTAAAGACTATCACGGAATCCCAACCACAGTTTCGGTTCTTATTAACCCAGCTAGTATCTAGTCGAGCCATTGTTCTGAAGTTGGTCGCTAGAACATTTCCATTGCCTAGTTTCAAACCACTAGAGCTGTGGCGGTTATATGACAGTACATTAACAACGCTGTCGAGTAACCAGATATGTTCAGCGCTAGTGATGTTTCCATTGCCATAAGAAACAATCACTAGATTAAATGAATCGGTCTCAAAAGGGTTATCAGTCTCATCCCTGTAATCCACGATATATTCAACCGCTGAATTAGTAAGACTGTCCTCGATGTAATTACCAAGGATAGTGTCATCGGATAGAGATGTTGTATCATCTATAATAAAGCGTACTCGCACAGTATCGGGAGGAGCCGAATGCGCGATGCTGAGCAACAACACGAAGCCTAGAAATGTGAGAGCTAGTTGTTTCAATCTAACACCATCACCCTATCACCTGTAGGCGCTGGAGTATTTGAGACGAATCCATAGCCAGAGAACGCTACCCCAAAGTCAGTTCCAAAATCATTCCAAGGACTCTCTAAAGCCCCTCCAGATATTATGGTTTGTGGAGCACAGCCAAGACAACTAAATATGCGACCTTCATAGGAATGGGAATTCCTAGAAACCCATGTCCAAATATATTTCACACCAGCGGTTAGCGGGATATTAACAACTACTGGCCACCACTGGTCTGTGCCGCTACTTACTGTAACGGAAGCCGAGTCAATCAATACGTCAGGGATACTATCGTCTCTGACAGTGTAAATACCCATTTCAACTGTTAAGTCAGTAGCGTCAGTGCCAAAATTACCGTACCATGCAAGAGTGTCAACATTGTCACCTGCGATAGCTGTGTAAATACCAGCATTATCACCAGGAGTGAGACTGGCAGTTGCAAGTCCTCTGCCAGGGAATGCCGTTACCGTAGGTGTCTCTATGTTTGAATTGCCTATGATAGCGCCCAGCGACAATCCCCAGCCTATAACCACGAAGAATATAGAGAGGGGAATTACCGCGACCCAATGATACCATTTCAGTCTAGTCATTCATCGCAGCCTTTCTGCGCTTGCCCGATGGAGCATCAGGGGGGGGTGTGAAATACACAAACAGGTCAAGTTGTAATGCTCCAATTGCATCATCACTGTTGGCTTGGAATCCTGCTTTATTATCCCCGTCAGCGTCATGTACGCGAGTAGGGATGATGGCCCACTTCGCAAATTGACCCGCAGCTAGATGCTCCTTGAACTCTTGCACGGGGATATATAACGGGAAGGGATTGTCGCCCCCAATTTCGTTTTTCAGGGAAGTAATTAAGGTGCCCGTTTGAGTCCTCATTGCTCCTTCCGCGCCAAAAGCAAGTGTTGTAGCGTAGAATATCATTTGAGTGTCGGCGGCATTAAAAACCGCAGACGGAGCCTCGACAATATCATCTCCGCTTGCATCTAAAAACGGCCCCTCCGTATCCCAATTCTTACCTGTGCGCGAGATTGTAAATGTACTCTGATCTTCAACCGTAGCGCTATCATCGGGTACAACTAAATGCCAAGTCAGATAAACACTGTCAGGGTCGGAACCACTCATATTCATTACCCATGTGCCATTAACAATTTCCCTGATAATAATCTTTGCTGAATCAAACTGGCTACTATCTATTCCCAGTGCAATCAGAGTATCAGGGTCCAACCCAATCATAACAATGTTTGTGTCCTTATTCACAACCCAACCAAATCTAAATGTCGCGCTATTCCCTTGGGGTGATGTTCTTGCTACGGTCGTATTAAAGGTAAAGAATAAATGCCCATTAGGGTCAGGGGTGCCCTGAAAGTTGATCTGGTCGCCCCACGAGGTCGCAGCGCACAAAGCAAAGCCTATGGCCAGAAGCAGGCGGCTCATTTCTTGTCCTCGTATTTCAAATGGTAGATTACTCTGCCTGGTACGGTGTCTTTCACATAGTATTCAACGCCTTTGAGGCCGTCCTTAGAGTACACCATGAACTTGCCAGGGAGTATCATCTCGATATCGTCACTGATATTGTAATTCGTTGGTAATGACAGAACGTGCTCAACTTCTTCGTCGCTCATGCCAGCCTTGGACATAAGTATTGAAAGGGCGCCGCCAGCGTTGATATTGCCAGCGCTCGCTATTGCTATCCATGTAACTATTATTACCGTTCCAGTTAATCTTCTCATCCAGCATTTCATCGTTCTAGCTCCCCTAAATCTTTTATGATAACGCCTTGCATAGTTGTTAAATGCTGTATTTGCAAAGCTAAATTATTTACAGCATCAGTATTTTCCTTTATGACCCCTAGCAAATTTAAGTCTTGTTGGTGCATCGCCTCTCTCCAACTTTCCAGCTTGCCTAATCTGTCTTGATGCTCTACCACCATTGTATTCGTTTTAGGGATTGCTGTTATATCAGCGGGCCATACGCCTAATATGGCAAATGCAGCCAATACCGCTCCTAGCAAGCCACCAGTACCAGTCAACCACTTGCCCCAATGTTCTTTAATGTGGTTCGTCATCTATTTAGTCCTCAACTGTGGGGTTTTCTTATTCCTTGGGAATGTACTAACACTAATACCCAATTGGGATGCAAGCGCAACCAGTGTCAGTGGGGCAGAGTCGGCATCAAGAATAGCGTCGGTCATTTCCTGTAGACTCAATGGCACAACCTTGCCCGCGATAGCCTGAGTGGGCGTTATAGGCCTGCCCAGCAAGTCTTTCTCGTCAAGTAGTTCAAAGAAGAGAGCCACATGTGGTGAAATCTTAAACTCTGCAAACCGTGTAAGCAGGTCTACTGAGCCATGACCAAAGGCAATCTTCTGAGCCTCTTTCAACCCTAGTCTTTCGCCTCCTCTTCCGAGTAGTTGCGTTATAACCCTGAATGGTTGCTGTGTTCCAGCCCAAGGGTCGAAGCCAGTATTGCCAATCACCGCTTTACCGAAATCCGAACTACTAGGGTCAAAACTTACGTCAGCTCCAGCTAACTCAGCTAACTGTAAGGCTGCATTGCCAACACTGACAGCGGCAACCATGTCTTTGATTATCTCTTTGCGTACGCGTGTAGTTGTACCATCTGCGGACCTGCCGAATATCTTGAGTGGAGTTTGAATCCTACTAATCGCAAATCTCGGAGCAAAGAAAACACTAGACAGCAAATCAGCGGCCCCTTCAAAATTTACTTCCTTGCCTACAACCCTACCGCTGAGAGAACCCCTGCCAGAAGCAACATTTACAAAACTTGCCCAAGCTGAGAGTTCTTTTTGGGTTGCGTTAGGAAACCTTTGCAGGAAACCATCAAAGGCTTCTACTCTCATAAGATTCAGAAAAGTAACAAATTGACGTTCAGAACCCTTAACCACACTACCGAGACCTGGAATCTTTCCTAGATATCTAGCCAGGAAGTTTTCTTCGGCCTTATTCAGGTCACTACCTCTTTCAGCTATAAACAGCTTTGCTTTTTGTCTAATATAGTGATGTGGCGCAGATGTTATCTCGTTTTCTATCTCAAGAGCTGTGTTCTCATTGAACATAGCCTTTACGGAACGAACAAAGTTCTTAGATGCCTTTATTGGCCTACGGGCAGATAAGAAGAACCCCTGTCTTAAAACACTAGAGACATCCGCAGTAGAAAGGAGAGTTCGGGGTGTATTGACAAAAGCGCTTACTATCTGGCGAAATTTAGTCTTTGCGGTTTGTCTTTGAAATTGCGCACGCTCTTTTCTCATACTTAATAATTTAATCTGCTTACGTTGTATCTCAGGCGAAGTGGGAGCTTTAGGTAAAGCATCTTTAGGTGGACCAAAGTCATTCAAGCGAAACTGTTCTTTAATAATAGCCATTTGGTCATTTAGTCGCATAACCTGCTTCAACTCTTTAATCTGACTATTAACTTGAGCTAATTCAGCGGGTACAATACGTTTGCCTTTGGGGATATTGCGGAACTCATTCTTGAGCTGTGTCTCAAGCTCAGCAACCACCTGTAATGCTCTCTCTAACTCATTGCCTCTCAACTCGGATGATCTCAACTGAGGACGTAACCTACTAAGCGCTCGTCGCAATGCTCTGACTCCAGCTTCAACCTTTGCTTTTGATGCCGTAACAGTAATGCCATTCAAAGCATCATCAATCTTGGTAATAAGTCCAGCTTGAGATTTTAAGACTGCCTCACGTTGCTGAGCGGCGCTTTTTGCCTTCTTTTGCAATTTCGGATTACGCTGATTCAACGAACGTATGATATCTTTCTCTTCGATATTGGGAATATCATTAAGGACTTTTCTAATAACTTCATCAAGAGTTATAGCCCCTAATTGTATGTAGGTCTTCGCTAATCGACCTATCAGGAAAGAACCCTCCAAAGTCACCCCAATAATATCATTAGCCCTAAATCCCAAAGCTCCGAGTTGTTTAAGAATATCACCTTGCTCGGCCCTGATTCTCTCAAAGGAACCCTTAGCCCTACTGGTTATTCTACCACTCTTAACTTCACGGCTAAACTGCAACTCTGCTAATCTACGCTCTGCAATATCGGCTCGTTGGACTTCTTTCTTTATTAGAGCCTGAATCTCAGGGGTTAGTTTCTGCTCCCGTATCACACTGCTAGTAAGGAAGTTCTCTTCGGCTGCTGTGAGTTTAGAGCCTTTAATATCTCTAGTCTTGGCAAGAGTCTTGGCAACAGTCAAAGTCTCTCTGTCTAATGCTACCTTACGGGCGCCGAAAGCCCTCCCCTCTAAAGTACCTACTATATCATCAGCTTCAACAAGCCTTGCTCGTCTATGCTCTAAATCTGCTAATCTGGCTCTTTCAATCGCTTCACCCTTAACATTGCCAGCTTCAGATAGTTTTAAGGCCTCCCTCGCAGAACGGTCAATATCAATCTCAAGCTCTGCATTTCTAGCCTTTAGTGCCACTTGCTCTATATCAGTAATCGACCTGGGCGACTTGATGATTTCATCAGCATTCTTTTCAGCATTTTCAACCGCGCCTGTTTTCTTGGCTATCTCCAATGCCTCTTCGTGGCTTCTTTTTTGGAATGGAGCGGCATTCTTAGCCCGTAAACTCTCCCTGAGCTTTGTATCAGTAGACTTGTTGAGCAGGGATACTTCAGGATTGGCCTCGACCGAACTAGGTTTAGGCTTAGAAGTCGGACCCTTGCCAACAGCCTTGGCTTCTACTAATTGCTGGGTAGTGACCTTCTCAGCGTTACTAGCAGCCACCTTACGGACAGTACTTGGCGGAGCATCTTTAGGGAACGGAGTCAGGTCTATATCTAGTTTCTGCGTTCTTGGCCGTGTGCCAGCAGGTTCAGACCTAACACTCTCAAGTACATCAGCGGTCTTCTTCGGCTTTGGCTTGAAATCTCTTGAAATCTTCTCAATCTTCTGAGCAGCCTCAAATGTCTTCTGAGTCTCACCGCGAACAATACTCTTCACACTGGAACGGCCAGCTTTGCTCAGAGCAGGGTTCAGCACAGCTCCAGCTAATACACTAGCAGCTATTATAGGGGCTGCCTCAGCGGCAGTTAATTCCCCACGAGCCACTTTACCTATTTCACCACCAGCCTCACCAGCGCCCTCTATAGCGCCTTGTACGGCCAATCTAAGAGCAGGGTTTGTAATGCCACTAACAAGGCCGCCAGTAGCTAAATACTCAGGGATTTTACCTATAATGAACCCAGCCAACCCAGCTATGTCGCCGACCAGACCTTCGGAACCTGGGACTTTCTTGCCGATATCCTCTTGCGATGGTATCAAGGAACCGCCTTCGGCTCCTATCAAAGCAGCGGAACCTAGTGGATTCGTGAGAGCGCTAACTAGTTCATCAGCTAATTTACCTCCAGGCCCAGCGAACTCAATCGGAGATTTACCCTGTTTGGCAAATTCTTGAGCTACACCAAATGGCAATGTTAATGAACGGGCCAACCCGCCAATATCTCGGGTACTGGCTCTTTCAGCCGCAGCCCCTAGAGCAGAGCTAAATGCAGCGCCAAATCCTGGACTATCTTCTCTGACATTAAAGAATGTGCCCCCCTCGTCTTGTCTTCCAGTGGGGGTAATCTGCTGTCCTCGGTCGGTAAAGTCTTGTATGGGCGCCTGTCTCGCAGTTGTTGAAGGTACGGCCGATTCTGGCGCAAATGGAGATTGTGGTACCAATAAAGGAGCATCGCCAGCCAATGAAGCGGACGCAGGGAATTGCTGACGTAGAAGCCTTTGGGTATTGATATCCTGTGTTTCCCGTGAAACATCAGGCGCAAGTGTAGGAGCCTCGGCTTGAGTAGAATCACCACCAAGCGAGTTAAATTCTTTCTGCAATTGCAATAATTCTAATTGCTTTTCTAAATCATTTAGACTGGCCAAGTTTACGCTTCTTTTCTGCTATCCGCTTCTTCATATTTGCTATTTGAGCATCTATGCCACCGCTTAAAGATGGGAATGTAGTCTCTAAATCGTCAGACACCGCTTTTCTGCCAGTCTTCTGGAAATCCTCAAAATCACGTATCGCTTGCATGAAAGATGGATCAACGGACTCCTCAAAAAAGCCAATACCGGGCCTATCGCCTTTGGGATTAAAGAATTTCAATGCTTCACGCTTTAAGGCTGCGAATTTAACCGTGCCATCTTTATGTAAATCATTACTACTAAACTTCACGCCCTTAGCCTGTAATCCAGACTGGATGTTATCTAGCTGAGTATTCTTTTGTCTGGTAAACTCTTCGCTTACAAATACGACTCTACGTTTTGCGCCTGCGCTAACACCATCGGTAGCACCAGGGGCAACCTTAGCTTTAGGTTGGTTGGCTCTGAGCCTAGAACCTATCAACGCTTGTGTGGACTGTCTAGCTAATTCCCTCTTCGGCGCCCCACGCTCAAAATCTCTTTGCTCAGTTAAGGACTCTAACGAACGTCCTGGGTCAAACGCATCGGGGTTAATTGAGAACTGACGATTACCCGACGGCAACAGATTCTGTGGGTCTCCTCCAATTAAATCTCTTATAGTAGAAGCCCTATCGGCAACGCCCTCAACTTGTGCTCGCTCAAAAGCGGCTTGTTCATTAGCCCTATTTTCTTGCGCGAACCTCAGTCTCTCAGAACTCACCAAATCTTGTAAATCCTGACGCTTGCGCAGACGCTCTTGCTGTTTAGCCCGACGTATCGGCGCAGGCGCATCTCTAGCTACATCACCAAATCCACTTAATAGCGTTTCGGCGAAGCGTTGAAATCCTGATTGTTCTCTTGGGTCATGTGCCATGTCTTACCCCACCAATGAAGCCAAGCCCTGCGCTCCGACCCTTCTGTCTCTTGAAACCCGTTGTCTTTCCTGTAATAGATTTTGACTGTTGAATCTGGCTAATAACTCTGAGAACTGCTCTAAAGCAGCGCTTTGACCAATCCCAGAGCCAAGCCCAACTCTACTGGCCGACCGCTGAAATAACTTCTGTAATCCTGGCAAGTTAGCTCTCTGAAATTGTCCAGCGCTACGAGTCAGGAAGTTCTCATCTATCGTAGAACCCTGCAACCCCCTGAAGGCATTCTGAGCCTCTCTACGGCGCTTCTTAAATCCTCCATCACCACTAAACAAACTAGCCAATGCGTCAAACCCTGCGCCTGCTGCGCCGCCTACGATACCACCAGCAGGACCACCAAGTAACCCAACAAGACCACCAATCTGTGAAGCGTTGATTCCGCCTCCCTGCTGTTGTTCTAAGTTCTGTATATTCAGGAATCCTGGTTCCTGATTGAACTGATTGTTAGTATTATGACCGTGTGGCATATAAACTCCTTACTTTGTGTCGACCTCACCTGCATGTGAGCCCCAAATATAAAATGTCCGTAAAGTATCTGTATCTGTTCCAGCTCCTATATCAACCCCACCCCTAAAGTCAAGTGACCAATATGAAGATGGCTCTAATGACGCAATGCTAATTATTTGATAGGTAGAATCATTCAATGATAATAGTTGCGGTATCGTTGGCAAAGAGACTAACCTATCGTTTCTATAAAGAATACTTGCATCTCTAGTGCTGGCCGTGTTGCGTATAGCAAGTCTTTGTAATTTCCATTCTCGCCAATCGGCAAATAGTGGTCGAGTTAAGACTCTCCCAGCGTAAGAACCACCAACTCCAGAATCAAACGAATTAGGACTGCCGAACATTTCAAAGATTCGCTGGTCGCCAGCCTTGGCATACAATAACGAAGACGATTTAATCAGGTTGGCCACTGCGGTTGTATCGTAATGTGTGGCCTGATTCATCGCCCCACTTCTAGTAGTCCAAGGGCCGATACCACCCTGACTTAATGAAGGATAGTACACAAACATTGTGTCTATCGACGGATAAGACCAAATGATAGTTCCATCTCTCTCATCCACAGCCACAACCATTGTAGTAGCAATTGAGTCTGAAATTCCATCTACAATCTTGTCATTTATCTTGGCCGATATGACAGTGTTGGCAACTCCAAAGTTCTTTAGAGGACTAGACGTTATAGTCCTGATACCATCCTTGGCTCGGAAGTAAATCGTACCGCCGAAATTCACTAAACTATGGGCTGCTATGCAACCTATGCCTTCAACGGGCGAACCCTTGGTCGGTAACGTGCCAACAGGGTCAAACAATTCAGCCAAGCCACTAGACCAAAACACAACCAGATTAGGCCCAATACTGGACACCTGTATGATCACATCGCCATTCCCAGGGTCGAATAGGATGTCGTTAAACGGTTTGAATCTAGGGTCGCCAAGCTCTGAGCGGAACAACCTACTATCGGTCCATGCAAAGAGATTGTCCTTGAACGCGTAGAAACCCTTAACAATATCCATGCGATTGTCGGTGGGGGTCCAACGATTGTCAATTTCTATAGAATTATCTCTAATTCCACCTCCCAGCCATGATTCATAAGATAAACTATCTATGAACTGGGTTTGCGCAGGGTCACGTATAATGCCAACAGGGAAGAAGGCCGACTGGACTATAGTAGAGTCACCAGGAACGCTTTCTCTAAATGTCAGATTCTCAAATCTACCATCAGAAGAGAATGATTGAACAAACTCTCGCCCTTCTAGTTCCTCCCTTTGTATAACAAACTCTTTAATTATATCACGATTTACTATAAGAATTGTGTCAGTTATAAAAATAAAACTGTCAGGAGCAGGTTGTAACTTAAACTCAGCCCTCCAAACCACGCGAACCTTGTTTGTCTCACGTATAGGTAGTTTAGGGATGTTATACGTCATACTCGAAGTACTGTCATCACCACCGAGTAATGCAGAGAATCCAGTCGGAATTACAAGATTTGCAGATGAGTCAGAGAATAGTCCAAGCAGTACCGTATCAACAACAGTCACCATGATAGCCCAGCCGCGATGTTCTTTCTGACCCGACGAGTCAATATCTATAGCAAGTGGCCACCAATCATTATCAAGGTTTGCAGCAGACGTCCTACTCACAAACTTAGGCATACCAGGAGCAGTATAAGTCAAATGCCTGTCGAATGAGGTCGGGTCTTGCAAATCATAAACACTATCAATAAAAGAAGTGTCGGCTTGCAGAATCCCCCTAGGAGCGCCGACAAATGGATAATCACGACTTCCAAGCGAATCATCAGGGATGCTATCAATAAGCTTGAATGTATCTAAGATGGACAGGTCGTCGCTGATTAAATAACTTATCCAGTAGAAACTATCAACGTCAGGTCTAATTTCATTCTGATAACCTTTTGTTCTGGCAAAGACAATTATAATACTATCAGCCTGAGAGGTTTCGACTGAATCATTGACCTGCGCAGTGGCGTTTACTAATAGCGCGTTCTGGTCAAATAATGTAACTTCGTGTGACACGTATCCCATACGGTCATAAAGCGAGTCAACCAGAGAATCAGGAGATGTATCTACTGCGCCAGAGAAGAATGGACGACTATAAGTCGTATATCTAAATGTTCCGTTTTGGTCATAAACATTGTCTATGACGGAATCACAGCAACTCGAAGAGCCTCCGACTAGCCCAAATCCAGTAGTATCTCTCTGCATCGAAGTGTCAGTAGCTCCATCATTTGCCTTGCCCCAATATACAGAATCAACACCCTTAAATCGAATAGGTACAATCTCAGACTGTCCAGGAGCTAATGGCACAAGCCTTGAAGTATTAGTGACATTGGTGACAATTGGCCTCTGCTCTGGTAGCGCCAGAAAAACATTCCCACCAAAAGTTGCCCAAATTGGTGTTTCCCCAAAACTGATATAGTCAGCAAGAAATACTTCGGGTTGATACTTATTGGTAAGCGATGAAAGCAAAGTAGACCATCTAGCGTTATTCTCACCAAATCCAGGTGTAATGGCCAACAACTTCTTGTCTCTAGGTTTCTCATAAAACGCATAAATACCAGTGATACCACCAGCGCCAACAGATACGGTGTCTACAGAGCCAGATGTTCCAGCAAGGCCCATAGTTACTTGGTCATCCACATCAAAAACAACTGACGTACTAGGGAATGAAATAGTATACTTAGTCGCCTCGAACTTCGAGTATTGCACTATTACCGCAAAAGTCAGACTATCGGAAACCAGCCAAGCGGTGTCAGCTTCCCAAAAGCCAGTAGGTTGAACATCGTTGGTATCATCGACGGTTAGATTGTACGAACGCCACTTATCGACGGAAAGATTAGTAAACGAATCGACACTGGTAACTACTCCAGTCTGATTCAGAACTCCAACACCTGGGGTAGAATTGATGAATATCTGGTCGAGTGAATCAGTGCGCTTTATATCGCCTTTCCTCAACACAAGCGAACCTCGTTCGAGATTCAGCATGTAATTATTACATTCCAGCATCTCATTAGGGGCAAGTAGGAATGGACTCCACTTGGAGTTAATTCCACCAGACCAATCCGCGATTGTAATATCTGGAGGACGCCCCTGCGCCTTGGCATTATCAAACCAAAGGCCGAAAAGTACCAAGAAGACAACTAATAGGAATAAGGCAAATAGCCCTATCATTTCTTTTGACGTATGTTTCACTACGGCTTTTCATCCCTCAACAAGTCTATTGGACGACCGATTACATTAGGAATAACAGCAGACAACCAATCGGTATATCTCTTCCATGCTTCTGCTTCTTTGCCGATATTTCTACGGATTTCAGCTAAGTAAACAGTGTAATAGACCACTCCTAATTGAAATGGTCTAGCCATTGTAATAGGGGCTGCGTTGGTTTGGTCCGCGAAGATTGGTGTCTGATAGTAATAGACCCTCAGAGTGTCATCTTTCTTATTGGTCTTTTGTGGATAGAAATAAAGAGTATCAGCAAAATAATGGAAGTACCTAATATCTTGATCGTCCTCACCATGTGTTCCCGTTGAAAAATCAACACCTACAATACCTACTGGTCTTTGCTGGATAATTAACAACGAATCATGGTCGGTCTTAATCACAATCTTTACGGATTGAACAAGCGAATCCAAGAAAACATTAGACGTGGAGTCAGTTATAATCACCTGCTTGACTAATTCTCTGCCCCTTACAAACGTAGGCATTTGGTCTACCGCTCTACGCACGAACTGGTTCATATCGGCAAGGGGAACGATATTACTAGCGCCAGTTGTATCTATTTGCATCAAACGATAAGCCTCGTTCTTGAAATGATTCAACTGAGTCAAACCATTGGTCTGTGCGGAGGCTGTCACGGTTAGCAACAGAAACGCTATGAGTATTCTAGCCAACATTTAAGTCCCCCGCCCTTCTTAGATTATCGTGAATGATATTGCTATCGGGGAGTGATTGTTCGCCTCCCTTTCTAGGGGTAGTGTAGAAATCAATCATGCTCCTTACTGAATCAGTAGAGAGAAAGCCAAATGTATTTCTATCGGCATCGCCAAGAATCTTATCCCTAATGACATACTCAAATTGAGGCGGCCACTCCGACATCACGATATCATTCCTGAAAAAGCGGACAGTTATTGAATCTCCAGTAACAACAGCTCCCCCAAGTATCTCTACGCTAGGGAAACCACTAGCCCCAGTGCCCCTATCGACCCAACCAACAGGTTGTCCAGATATGATGGAATTGGAGAAAGTAAAGTCCTTCTCATATTCGCTATATTTACGCAGCAACCTATTGACGGCAGTGGTGCCATCGGCAGAACCCCATAGGACAGTATATACAGCTCTGGCATTAGAGTTCTTTCCGAACACTTCAACTGTATTGGAGTCGCCAGTTGTAAACGGGATAATATCGTTATCGATAGCAAAGGTAAACTCAGTTGACATTGCTGCAACCTTATCTACAGCGAGTTGCACGGAACTCTCCAAGAGCTTTAGCATTTGGTCTTTGTTGCCCTTCAAACCTCTAGCATCCCATAGATTATAGGCTAATTTTGCTACGTCTTTTGCTTCCATCGGTTACTTCCTTTTCGCTCTAGCCCTTGCTAGAGTGTTGCTGCCAGTTCCCTTGGCTTCTTGCACCGTTAGCACCGTAGGAATAGGTTCTGGCGCTGGCTCAACTATTGGCTCACCGACTTCCTTCTCGATTACATCCTCAGAAACCAACCATATCGAGCCATCCTTGTTCTTGGTGGTCTTGAAATACTTATGTTCCATGATGCCTTTTGCTAAATCTGCATCAGTCGTTATAAGTGTTTTCGTGCCTTTTGGGAATATCGCCCATTGAGTCTTAAATTTCTTTTCTCTAATCCAACTCTTACCGCCGTCTTCAAAATGTGCAGGAATCTCATATGGTTCTGAAATCTTAACCATACCGTGCTGGTCTCTAGCAAAAACCCATATTGTCTTTTTCATTTACACAACTTTCATTTAATCCATTCCCCCGCCCCCCCATTTTTAGGGAGGGGAGGGGGAATGTTTGAGTTAATCGTTTACGTTATAGAAATATCCGTGCAGTCCAGTGGAACCCTTAATCTGGATACACTGGGAGATACTCCACGCTCCTTCAACAACTTCTTCACCAGTGGTCTGCCTCTTACTAAACTCGGTATACTGCAAATCCAAGTTGCTTTGTACGACTTGAGCGACTTGAGACATATCGAGCATGAAAGCCTGATTCTGGTTAGTATTGGTACTACCGCGAGTAGCAAGCATCGGATGAGGAACCACACTGATATCACCAAATGATGTCTGCCACATAGCAACCTTAACACCAAACTTGGTGCTTGTAGCTCCGAAACGCTGCGCCCCACTAACCTCAGAAAAGGCTTGAATATCCTCAATGATTGCAGGAGCAGCAAAAAGAACCTTAGTGGCGGCCTGTGAATCGCCTCTATTAACAAAGGCGCTGCGAATAAATACATTCAACTCATCTTTAGTTAGCGCTGAAGCGGCATGGTCAACCTTTAGAGCTGCGGGTGCATTAGCTTCTAAGAAACCAGCGACACCCATAGCTATCGATGCTGTGCCGCCCTGTACTTGCGTACCAGCGATAGCAACCTCAGAAAGCAAGTTGGTCATTTCCATCTCACGCATAATCTCAATAAGTTTCTCGCGCTTTGAAAGAGCCTTTTCATCTTCACCGTACATTGCTGTATTCTCGGCTTCAATGGTTAATGAGAATGGCTTACGCATACGCTGGATAAAGTTGTTTCTAAACACTTCGACTGTCTGCTTCAATGATGGCGTAGACGAACCTTGGGACATCGCATTACCAAGTCTCAAAACATCGACAGTAACATTCCAGGCGCTTGCCTTGGTAGTAGTTGTCACGTCATCTGTGGCTATCGACAATACACGAGCTGATTCACGGTCTGACGGGTCCCAAAGGATATCCCCTACGTGAACCGTAACTCCTAGACCTGTATCAAGTCTAAGGTTTGTGGTTGTTTGACCTGCAGCGGCGCTAAGAAATGTCTCTGGATACAGCTCATCTTCGCCCCACTCGCGCTTGATTGCGCTAATCGTTATCTTACGCGCCCGACGAACCATCGCCGTCAGGGGCATAGCGTCGGCTTCAACGAAGAATATCTCGTCAGCTACCGACCGCTTTATTCTATCAACACCTAACGAACCAGCTAAATCACCAGTACCTTTAGGAGTAGTTATTAAATCTGGCATAACTTATTGGTCTCCCGACCCTGCCAGCCTCAGTCTTGATCTAGGCCCATCAATTTCCTGGCCCTACGATTAGAAAGTATAACAGGGTCAATTTCTTCTTTTTGTTGCGCTGGGGCAGAAGACGTGCTTGGTCGCGCCAGAGTATTTTCAATCTTTTTCTCTTTCACGGCCTTCTCCTCTATCCGTCTCTGCTTACCAGCAGTTTGTTTTCTTGCAAACTGTCCATCAATAACACGCTTAAATGACGCTGCTGCTTGAGCGGGTGATACGTCTACGTGCATCATGGACATATGCTCTCTAAGGATTGACTGGACACTCTTAGACTCTTGGCGTTTAGCAGCATCAGTATCTATCTCAGCCTGAGTCGTAAATGTCCTTGGAGTTGCTTCATGCAAATACAATCCATCCTCCATATATCCATAATCGTGAAGCATTCCAGAGATTAAAGCAGTGGCTTTGTCGTCCTGCTCCTTAAATGCAGTTGACCTAGAATCCGCTTTGACTTCATCAAATTGCATCCCCATAGTTTCCACTAATGCCTTAAGGTCAGCCTTAGTGACTAAGCCATCAGGGTCGTAGCCTACTTCCTCAGTGGTGGTCTTTTTCTCCTGTTGAGATTTCTCCTGTTGCCTTGTCAAATCAGCGGTAGGATATTCGGCCTTTAAGTCAGCCATCTTACTATCCCATTTCTTTGACATCTCCTTGGAATAATCAAAGTCGCTCTGCTTTTGCTTCTCCTCTGCTTGCGCAGTCTCTAATGCTTCATCTGTAACACCTGGTTGTTCTTCAGCAGTCGTATCAGCCTCGGATGTCTCTACCTTTTCAGCAAATTCACCAGATTCTTCAACAACATCTTCAGTTACAACTTCTTTTACTTCAGTCACGTTTCACTCCTTGGAGGACCGACAGCATACTCACTGAAGCATTTGCTCCAGTTTCTTCCATCTTCTCCACTATTTTAGAGTTGGCGAGGGCCTCTATGCCCTCTTCTTTTGTTTGCTGAGTCAGACTCAACATTTTCATACATACTTCCGCTATTGCGGTTTGTAACAAAACTTCATTTTTAGCGTTATGGTTTAGGGCATTTCTAAATACTTCGCCCTTACAATTAGATATGGTGTCTTCAAGCATGACACACATACGTTTCCATGCGTCAGTCTTGAACAGTTCCGCGTCCTCGACCAGTAATGAGTTCAGATGTAATCGCGCCTTACTGGTATAATCTGCCCCCCCAACTTTCATCCTGAGTTTCTGTATCAGAGACAATCTTTCGCGGACTACTGTAAGCACCTATGCCCCCTTCTTGGCCTTGGCCTGTGTCGCTGGTTTAGTGGTTTGATCTCCAGGGAGCGACTTTAACCCCATCCCCACTTCAACTACTTGCTTCTCTATATCAACTCTTGCTGTAATCTGTTTCTTCTCTGTGAAATTCTCAATCTCATTATCTGCTTGCTGTTGCGCTTGTTGGGCGGCCTGTTGCTGAGCCTCTGCTTCAAATCGCTCATACTCTTCTATATCATTAGGCGTCCATTGCTTGAGTTCGAAATACTTTCTACGAAGCACGGGATTAGTCACTTGAGTCAATACTGACATTGAATCAATCAACTCTCGTGTATCGATGAGGTTCTGAGAGGCTTTGTCAGCGCCTACGTGGCTATAAATACAGCCACCTGCTATATGATTAGGGTGGGTAACTTCCATTTCATTGGCGGCTTCCTCGCCTATTAGAGCGGCCCAATCATCGGTATCCATGAACTGGTCCATATGTGAGAACCCTAAATCAGCTATCCGAGTCACCTGTAATAGATATAAGTCAATGGTCATTTTCTTGCGTGAATCTGATTGCTGACGACGTAAAGCATCTCCTGTAGCAGTCTGAGATGTACCAGCCGAACCTTCGTCTTGCTCAAAAATACCAAGACCACCTCGTATCATTGATTCTAGCTTTGCGGGTAGATTGTAATAATCTGGACCTAATGGAGTGACCCGTAATTCTTCAACAGCGCTATTCAATGGAGATGATGCAGGAAGATTGGAAATCTGTATCCTATTATGAGCTGTCATTCTTAATTGGTCTGGCGAAACGGAATCCTTACGGAAAAGTAATACTTTATGCTGGGAGGCATTAGCATTGTTAACTAGCTGCCCTAAACTAGAGTCTAGCATTGATATTGTGGATTCGACTGGCTTTAATTCTGGGATACCATCAAAGGCCATCGCTGGATTGGGGTCAAAGTTGTTGATTAAAGCGGTTAAGTTGACTTTTCCATGTTTGTATGGATTCGGACCTCGCGAGAGTTCTACCCTGAAATCCCAAATCTTGATATATTCTTCAGGTGATTCAAACTCTAAGTATATCCCAATATCAGAATCAGCCTCAGCGCCAGACAGATGTAATGACTCTCTTATCTTGTGCGACCATGCTTCGGTTATATCACTACCTGAACTAGCAGCATCAGAATCCAGTTTATCAACATCGAAGTTATCACCAAACTTGCCTGCCTCAGCCATCTTCTTGAGTTCATGCTTTGAGGACACAAACATCTTAATGACCCATCTTGAATCTTCAAGGTTTGCCGCGAACGGGTCACGATAAACTTCATAAGGCGCAAAAGCATGGAAGTCTAAGCGGAATCGCCTAACCTTTTGAGGCACCTTTTCAATATCCGTAACAATACCTTGAGTAGTTATTGCACGTTCTTGCATTATCTCAATTTCGTCCCACCTAGGGGTGACCTCAACGTAGGATAATCCATTGAGTCTACGCATCTTAGCGGCTCTATACATCTGCTCTTTGAATGAACCAAGTTCGGCCAGGCATTGGAACGCTGATTCAAAATGTTTGCTTTGAGCGCGATTCTCTAATAGCGTAGAAGTAAGAGGCACCCAAGGAGATGAACTAAAGACCGCGTTCACGTCTCTAGCAGTCTGTGACTCAATCATTGAGAAAGGCATAGACGACTTCGGATATGCTAGATATGGATCGCGGTTGCTGAGATCTTGATGTCCGCGATAAAGCTGATCCATTCGCTCCCATTGTCTGAACTTCTGCTCCATGTACTGGTCAGATATGTCCCATGCGCGTTGGACCTTCTCAACACCGCTTAAATCTTTTTGATATATGCTATTATCGGCCATTACATTACCCTATCTCTATGGTCGTACAATGGTGGAGCGGCGTAGAATGGCTTGTTGGATAGGGGCACTGACTTGCTGGCTCCCCTGGAAACAGTGTATCCAAAATCATCTAAGTAATCGTCATTCTTCTTGATTACCATGGCATACTTTCTGTCCTCACCTGAAGGTGGATTAGCTTTATAGTTATAATGACGAATCTGCCAATTGAGTATCGGACAAGTCCTTAAAATGAAAGCATTGGGAACGCCTGTCGCTGGATTCACCTTAAATAGCCTGTGCATTTCTTCAATCCTATAATCATATGTCCCAGCGCCGCCAACTGGCTGTATATCGGGGAAGAACTTCTTGAACATCTCATATATTAGGTCAATATCTGGGTCGGTATTCATTAGTTGAGAAGGTCTCATTGAGGAACGGTCAATTAGCTGCAGGTCCAGATTCATTCCTGCATTGTCGGCTCGTATGCCAGAGCAAACGGACTGGACGTCTCCTTTGTAGTTTCTTTCCTGAAACGCATAAGGTATTGGGTCGTCGACGTTTATATCCCATGCCGTCCAGAGTACAAATGTTGGTTTAGAGTCATGGGGGTCGATACAAAGGGTAATGGGCCAATGCTGCTCTCTGATATCCCTGAAGAAGTTCGGAGGCGGGTCGATATAATGCTCATCGCCGTATTCTTTGAAAACTCTATGCTGCAGGTATCCTGGCGTTCCGAACTCTTTTGCCTGTCGTATAGCTGGGTCTGTAATAGTGTCTAAGAAATCTTGGGTAGCTTGTTTATCTAAATGAGGATTATCATGGATACTCATGTGCAATACATGGAGACGCGGATGATCAGCGGACTTTTCAAGCAAATCATTCACTATCCATTCCGATGGCTGCGCTGGTGTTAAGGAACCGATGACTGGGCCACCTGTTGAGGCAAGTCTTCCTCTATTGACCTGATAGCATTCGTGTGGACATTCTTCATCGAAATGAATTCCATGAAGGGTGGCTGAATCGTGTGATAATGGATTGTTCTTGAATTGCTGGTAGGTCTTAAATTCGATTATGGAACTGTTGTATTTCTCGGAAAACCTGATTTGCTTGAATTCTTTATTGTAGGCTTCCATCCAATTCCCTTTATGAGGGTGATTCGGACCGCCTTTTGAAGTTCCGCAGTTCTTACAGGCCAGCATATCCGCTGTTATGAGCTTTTGGTATAATGGAACCATGACATTGGCAACTATATCAATATCGGTACACAGGACTCTCCATACTATTTGACCCTCGAATGGTTGAGCCTCTCCCCAGTCGGATGGCTTTGGACAGTCTTTCCAACCGTTCTTGGCCCACTCCTCGCGCATATTGAGCCAGAAGCCTTTATCGGGGTCACGGTCTGCTATTGGAGTGAATTTGGGATGTGTGCCAGACACCCACCATATATCCTCTACAGCGCCAGCGTAGGTCTTGCCTGAGCGATTGCCAGCCAGAAACCATACCTCTATGCCACGATCTACTAGTTGATGGAACTCTGCTTGCTTGGGATGAGGTACATATCCATTGATTAGTCCAAATTTAAGCTGGCGTAAAGCTTCATCTATATTCGCAGTAAAACTAAACTTTTGAGTAATACTGGACCGCCTTTCTGGAAACCACTATATATTGTGGCATGCACTTGTTCGGGCACAACATATGCCCTGCAATGTAGTTCTACGCTGTGTAGAGCGTCGTGTCAACCTTTTTCTTCAACTATTTTCAGAAAAGGCTTGCGGATTCGTAAAAAACTCCCGATAATGGCGATGTGATGGTTAGACTATACATAAAGACTAGAATTGGGAAGAATGGAGACCCCGCACTTAGTTTTGTGTTTAGTCGCACATCACTAGGTCGTGGGGTTTTTTAATACTATGAAATACTTTTTCAGCCCGTCGCTCAATAAGCCTCTAGTCGAGGTTGCTATCGTAGGAACCACAGTCACCATGACTGACTCCGCCGAACTGACAGCTATGTATGCAGGAGTTGGTGTTCTTTCTGAGGACATGAAGCGTACACGCAGCCGAACTAAGGCAAAGGTTAAGCGTGGTAATCGTAATATGGTGGATGGCCGTCCGAAGGTGGGTAATAATGACATATAATCCTAATTGGTATTTAATGAATATGGTTAAAAGCAGACGTTTCCATGTCCATATCAAAGATATGCCTACGCGCCCAAGCTGGCTAGTAGTATTGTGGGCATGGGTAACCAAATGACTGAACCTGATTTTATACATTTCAAGGCAGGCGATGTAATGCGCTTTGAGAATGGCGAACCGTATGGTACTGTCACTGCAACTGGAAGATGCGACAAGGTTGGTGGGCGAATTCCAGTCATGTTGCACAAACGCCCACCTTTTAAGACACGTCTACGAGATACGTTGGCTGAAACAGCGGACCGCCTCGAAGCAATCTGGCACATAGCATGGCATGGTGATGGACGGTATTATGACAATGACTAACAAGACAATCGCGCATACACGCGGTTCTTATTCCGTTGGGGTGAATACCACTGGGGCGCATTCGGACAGCGCCTCAGTGGGTTGTGTGTGGCCTGGTTCAATGCGTAAACTTGCGCTTGCAAAACACAGGTTCTATTTATCGTCTTATGAGTACCATGCTATGAATTGGAGTTTCAGTAGGTTACAGGACGAATTAACGCTTGAGCTGGGAAGCTATTCAACATGAGCACACGCAAGAAATGGGAAGAGCGATTGGCTCTACGTATGAAGGACGGTGGTTGGCCAGGCCGACATGAACATAAGTATTGTTTTTGGTTTCTGCGCGATATGGAAAACGAGATCAGGTATATTATTGATGACGCTTCCCTATTCCGGACTTATGGGGATTGTTCAATATGAGCACACGCAAGACAAAGACGGCTGGTATAAATAGGATGCCTATTCGTATAGTTCCGTATCAGCCTTGGACTCCATGGCCAGATAAGCCGCCTGAAGGCTTTACGTCAGTAGTAATTTCACGCGAAGAATTGAAACGTCGGATTAGCTCAGGGCTATATCCTGACTGTGACATATTAGATAAAGGAAAGAAGAAATGAACTGGAAGATATTGGGTGATGAGGACGGAGGGTAGACGAAATGAGAGCATTGTTTGAATATACGTCATTAGCAGCAGCAATTTTGACCGTTATTGTATTTACGGCCACCTCCTGCTCCGACAAGGAGACCACGAACACGGTCAATTCGGTTGACATTGAGGTGTGCGGTCACGAGCATGAGTGTCAATGCTATAGCGATAGCGTGTGGATAGGCCCAGACACCATCACGATCACAGACACTCTAGTCGAGTATCTGGCTTGCGAGCATCCGAATTGCCATAGGAAGCATTGCGATGACTAGAGCAAAAAAAGAGGCAGCCAAAAAAGCATTCGCTGCAGCCATAAAACATGGCCAAAGTCAAGTGAAGCACTTTAAAACGTATCATGGGACAATTTCTTATATTCCCAATAACTTTCCTCAAATGGATGTGCCGCCAAAGGTTCCACCACTCGTAGAGTTGGCTCAATCATTCGAGTACAAGCCTATTTCGTTCCATGATGCCATTGAGCCTATATTCAAAGGCTATCCCGAATGCTGTGTTGACCCAACTCCACGATTCAAGCGCGCAGGGTGGACGTGGTGAATCCTAGAGCATTTGGACGCCATAAGGCAGCGGCATCGATAGCTCAGGGGTTTGACCCGGGAAGCTACTTAACCACCGGTACGGCCAAGCCTAAGGGCTGGAAGCGTAAGAGGGGCCGCACTAAGGCTGCTATGAAGCGATATAGGATTATTCAGGAATATCTAGCAATGCCCCGGGTTGAAATGATGATAGCGTTAAAAGATTGCAGTAATGAGCATATCCTCCGGGCTTGTGGCATTAAGGTTCCTGAGAGCATTTCTAAGAAGACGAATAGAAATAAGCGTCCTAGGATGAAATTAAGTTCTGGTTCGAGAAGTTTAAGTACATCATTTAGAGCTTTAGGTAAGAGAAAACCGCACAAGCCATGCAAATGGAAGACGGGCGGTCGAGTACGAAGAAGTCCTGACCCTATTGAGTCAACGGTAGTAAATGCTGAAGTAATCAGCGCTGAAACCGGCACCTGAGAAAAGCAGACTCAAATTACACAGGCGCGGCAAAGTCAATATCCACCGACTAACTGGGGAAAATCTTGACGCCGGGCAATCCATGCTCATTTGCAAGTATGGGTTAATAATAATTGGTCGTACTGTATCTAGTATCGAAAGGTTTGTCTGGGGCGTAGGGGCGTAGCCTTCACGGTGGTGCTTTGATCTTTAATCTAAAGGAGAGACATGAAAAAACAGGAAGAAATTGTAGGTAAGTACATCCCCTCGAAAGACCCGACTGGCCAACTCTTAAGTCACCGAATCGTCTGGTTATGCAAGACTCTCGGTATTATTCCGACATTAAAGCACAAATTACTGACCTGTGTTGATTGTGAATGCCCAGCGGAGCATTACGAGCATCGAGACTATAACCATCCCTTACGAATAGTCGTGGTCTGCCCTGATTGCAATGAGGAGCGTGGTGGGGCTAAGCCAGCAGGATTGGCTAGAAGGGGGATACTAATCAAAGCAATGAAAGTTCTTGAAAAGGCATCGGATAACAGGCCCACCTGGAAAGATTACAAGTCTAAGAAACGCGGCAGTAAGCCACTGCATAGAATGAAATCCGAACGCGAACCAATCAGGCAAGCTCTCCACGTTATAGGCGTGGAAGTTACATTAGGTTAAACACAGGGGGCGATTAGCCCCGTAGGAGGAAAGTGATTAAAAAACTTTTATACACACTAGATGAATTGTATATGAAAAAGAGGATCTCCGTGATGACCAAAGTACTTGCAGATTCAATACTACCAAAAGGTTGGCATTATGGAGGACATCGCTATCAGCCCATAAACCCTATACCGGAAAACATCTGGACTATTACACAGCCGCCATCGGCGAGAAAGGAACAGGATGATACTAATAACTAGAGCGCCAACTACGCCAAGATGGCGAGCCTGTAGGCCACATGAAAGCTGTAGCAACTGTGGGAATCAAGATGAACTGAAGTTTCATTGCGAAGCATCACTTACCTCCGATATAAAGTATTTCTGTGAATTATGTGGAACGGAAGCAACCATAAGAACCAAGGAAGAGAGATGGCCGAGATGGGCGTTGATATGAGTAACTATCAAGTATTAACGGAGCCCAAAGAAGTTAAATCATGAATCATCCGCATCTCCAGATTTCAAATTATCAGAATTAATCTTACTCCAGAATTGCGTAGCGTCACGCTCAACACATTCACGCATCGTATCTAATAAAGAAGCAGGAGTCATAAACATAATCCCAGGTTGTATGAATTGCCCAACCATAACCTCATGCTGAGTGTGCTGCTTACACCAAGCCACCTCGCTTGGATGGCACCATATAATCTGACTAGACATCAGTATTATCCTCCTTGTCAGGGTTTGTCACAGAAAGGTTTGAGGAAATCTCAGAATCAAAAGTAGGGTCCGAGGTCTCAGGTACCTCTAGCTGACGATGAGAAGTAATATCAGAATCGTTGTCAGAAAGAGTCACAGGAGGGTTTAGAGGTGGTAAGGTCTCAGGTTGACCCCCTCCCTCACGTTGGGGTACTTGATCCTGCTGGGGTGTGTGGGGGGTCTGTTGGGAAAGCTCGTACTGATACAGGCGCATAGCCTCCGAGCTTACGCTCACGGTCTTGCCTGCTGGGTTAGTAATGGTGTCAGTGTCTCCGTCATAGCTGCCTGACTCTCTAAGCTGGGTGGCTATAGCTGCCATTGTTGCTCTGACTGTCTGCCTTGGCTCACTATCCTTCACTATATCTATAGGGGCTGCTGGCTGTGGTATCATTACATCATAGAATGCCTTGCTCTGCTTACTAGGTATAGCCTCTTCCTGCTCTATATCATTAGGCTGTGTTGGCTTTCCGTTGAGTGTCTGCTCCTCTAATGACTCGGTTACACTGTTAGCGATACGCTCCTTGGCTGCGTTCAGGTCAACTGGAGCTGGTAACAGTGTGCTATCGGCTTCTGCAAGCGCAGTCATTAGCTGACGCTTTAGCTCAGGCACTTTGAGCAGCTCTAGCATACCCTCAATCACAGCTTCCACTGGGTTCTGATTGATACTTGCGTTCACGTTCACGTCATTGGTGAATACGTTCAGTCCTTTCAGGACTTCCACGCCTAGTCTACCTGCGCTTACATTGCCGGCTTCGAGGCCACGATCAATGGCTCGATTGGCTTTCCATGCTAGCGGACGGACCATTTCTTGCATACTCGGAATGTCCTTAATGAAGGGGGCGACCTTGGCCTTAAATAGGCTTATATCGAGTCCTACTGTTGCAACTCCAATACTCAATTGTTCTGCAATTTCCTCATAAGTCATTCCCGTCATCTGTAACCGCATGACTGCCAAGCACCTAGCTTCCTTCAGTGTTTGAAGCTCTGTCATTCCGTTCCTAGTTTCTACCGACTTATGTTCTCTATTAGTTTCCATACTTACTTTATCGCTCGTTAGAGGGCTTCCTGTCAAGCTATTTCTTGCCTTTTCTTTGGTTGACACGTCCGCTCTACTGTGCTATACTTGAAATACGGGGGCATTTCGACCCGTGATTGGAGCGACAGGCTCCGAATTAGTTGCTTGACTCAGGACCACTAGAGTTTGCATGCTCGACGATGTGGTCCTTTTTAATGCTTGCATAATCCGCGCCCTAACTCGTTACTCTTCATAGCTATAACATCAATTCTCCCCATTATGATCCTGTTGGTATAGTTACCTATACCTCACCACCGCCCAAGTATAGTTATCTATCCCCCCCCCTAATCTTTCTTCACTTTTATCCGATAAAACCCTTGACACACGTTGAGGCGTGTTGTATCATACAGTTACAAGGGGTGGCTAGTCGCCCCGATGTTTAACAGATAAAAGGAGCAGCACAATGCCACAACAACTAAACTTCACCCAATACGCCATCAGTCAAGGCGCACCCAGCGACTACTGCATAACAGACCATAGCAGTCTTTCGCCAAGCGGTCGGAGAACTAAGATAGGCGAGAAGCGTAGCACCTTGGCCTTACTGGACCGCATGGACCGCAACAGCCGAGCCAAAGCAGACTATCGCGAGCTAATTCTTAGTGGTGATATTGTAGACCCCGACGGTGAGTATGTCAAACAAGAGATGCTTGACCGTACACGTAGACACGAGGTCAAACAAGCCGAGAGCCAGTTGCAAGTCATTGGTAGCAAGACCGACTTCATCAATAGCCTTGGCTCAATGTCTCACAAGAAGAACGGCCAGTTACGCAAGGGCTTTCAATCTCAAAGAGATGAACTAACGACCGAGCGTGAAATCGTACAAGCTAAACTTTTGATACTAGGAGCCTGATACATGATTAAAGCAGCCCCAAAAACACCGAAGAAGCTCAAGATTCCAGCGCGTATGAACTGGTGTCCATACACATTAGATTACAAGGTCGACCGTCTACGCACCGCAGACCATGTAGACCCCACTGGCAACTTCAGCGGTCAGAAGTTTATCACCTCACTCGTCAATGACGCCTACGAGGCTCTGTTGAAGCGTGAGTCCAAGAAGAACTGATTGACCGCCTCTAACACTAACAAGGATACCACATGAATAACCAAGAGATATTCGACACAGTCCACGCACACCTGATAAAGCAGAGCGAGAAATCTATAAGAGCTGGCACAAATTCATCCTGTGGATACCGAGGCCCAAGAGGTCTAAAATGCGCCATTGGCGCCTTAGTACCTGATGATAAATACGACCAAAGAATGGAAGGAAAAGGGGTTGGTACGGCGCTAAGGTGTACTCCTCAACTCGAAGATTTCTTTGAAGGCTATAGCTTTTCATTGTTGAATGACTTGCAAGTCGTACATGACGATGCCGAAATAGCCGACTGGCCTCATCGGCTTAAGATTGTCGCCCATCAGTTCAACCTAACATACACACCCATCAAAGCATAGAGCCTAACCAACCCTAACAAGGAGCGACCGAACAGATGAGCAAAGACCAGTTCCAAATAGACCTAGAAGCTCAGATTGAGCGTGAGCGAGCTAACCTTGACCAGCTTGAATGTGACCTGCAAGCACATATCCAAGAACACTGTGAGCATACTTGGAGACAACACTCCGTAGGCACATCTGAGCATCCGTACATTCAAGAGTATTGTACTAAGTGTCAGTTGGAGAAACGCAAATGACCCTCACACGCCGCCAACGCATCCACCTAGCCTCAATCCCAGTAGGCTCAGCCATCTTGCTGTGGCAAATCTTTATACTTTAAGGAGCATGATATGCGACCGCCGATACATGAATACATATCAGAAATAAGGGACGCGCTCGACGACTTGGAGCGAGACCAGCCTGCAAATAACGAGAAGCCATCATTAAGTTTTCATGCTAGTAAGTTTATGTTAAGAGAAGCTGTGAATGGCTTAATAAGAAGAACAGTTCCACCACCACAAGCATAAGGAGCGCACCCAATGAGCGACCGAGCCACCCTAAAGGCCATTAAGGCCGAGTTAAATTCGGATACCGATGAATGGGGAGAACAGTGTGACCGTATTGAGAAGCTAGTCAACACCGCCCTAGACACCTCAGCGCTTGAGCTGTCGGAAGTAACACCACGAGACTTGATCGGCATTCCACCGCTCACCCCAGCAGAGCCATCGCTGATTGTAGACTGCCAACATCAATGGTATAAACTCTTTGATGGCTCAGGGGCAGAATCTTGTAGTTTTTGTGAGGCTACTCGCACCTCAGAGCCAGCCACCGAGCCAGCAGGAGCGCATACGGCTGGACCTTGGACCGCAAGAGGCCATCTTGTAGTTACAACGGACCATGATATAGGTATCGCAAAAACCTTTCATAATATAGGACAGCCAGCGGCGGCCAATGCCAAATTCATAGCAGACGCCCCAGCCATCGCGCAACAATGCAACCAACTACTGGAAGCGGCTAAGCTGGCAATCTTAAAAAAACGCTCCAAAAGCCAAGATTTGTATCTGCCCAGCGAAGCGCAAAACGCTCTTGAGGACGCCATTAAGAACGCAGAGGCCAGCCGATGACGCCAGAAGAGCAAGCCATCGCCGCGTTTGATGCGCGTAAGTATAAGTTGCCGTTCAAGGTGGCTCAACTCGACTTAGTTGACTCCGACAATCGAGTGTTCCGACTCAGTGGCTTCAGCTTCAGAGAGCTTAACATACACGCCATCTGCGCCATCCTCAACGACCGCCCCAAGCAACAGGGGCGCATAGCGGAGCTTGAAGCAGGTATCAGATTCTTTGCTGAGCTATTTGAGAACAATAAATCTGTCATGTTTGCAGTAACACCAGAGCAAGAAAAGGTAATCCTAGACGCACAAAAACTAATCACAGAAACCAAGAGCGACTAAGCCATGAGCAACCCAACCGAGCAACAAAAGCAAGCCGATAAGTTCAAGCGCAAGTTTAATGCGCCGTTCAAGGTCCACACCGACGGAGGTACGCCGACTATAGAGGATGCAGATGGGCGTATAGTCTGCGCACGACAATACTTTCAGACCTTAGACGACTTCGTTAGACTAGCCGCCTACCTCAACCAATCCATCGAGACTGAGCGTCAGCGTGATGAGTTGTTGGGCCTAGCTAAGGAGTATGTAACTAAGCTAGATACTGGACGCTACATTGACGGTGATTTGCGTGACGAATTCAAAGCCGCCATCAACTCCACCCCAACCGAAAGCGAGCCGAGTTAATGAGTATAGACATATATTGCGCCGAATGTGATGAACTGATAGGCGACCTAAGCGACATGCTTTGCGCCGAATGTGATAAACCTAGCCCCACAACCCCATCCAAGCGCGATCACGCTCCAGTGATCCTCAGAGAGACGCTGGAGGCTATTCAGGTCTTATTATACAATCCACCAGAGACACGAGGGATAGTCGAAGTGTTGGAGCTGATGGGTGACCTAAAGACATTGGTCAACGACGCTCTTGAGGCACCCCAACCCGAACCGACACCAAACTATGGGCCACTGACAGAAGAATGCAAGCAAGCTATTATACACCATGTAACCCGTGTAAGTGGAGACGATGCGCTGTCTCTTGGTGACTGGCTGGAAGTGTCTCAGTTTGAAATAGTCCCAGAGGATAGCGATGAGCGCATACCGATGAAGGAGAAGAGTGAATGACTGAGATACAGGCAGGTGAGTTGGTTAACAGAGTGTTAGATATTGCATGGATAGGATGGATAGCCCTCGTAATCTATGCGCTCGACACAATTTATTGGATAGCTGACAACGAGAACGAGAAAGATTAACACAGGAACCCTCTGAGCGGCGTGGATGGAGCTTGATACTCCGCTGCGCCACCGTAGCTGCCTGCCACCGAAAATGCAAGATGGTGGATAAGGGTCATGGACGTGTGGGCAAAAGCTGGAATAGGAGGGGGTAAATCAGCCTCAGAGGGAACCTGTTATAAAGAAAGGGAGATTATGGACTACAAACAATGCGAGAAACTGACACAGGCTATTCTAGCCGTAGCGACTAACTTGAAATACATATTCTACGCAATGCTTTTCATTGCATCCCTCGTTCCAGTGTATCACTTTCTCTATAACTTGGGAGTGTTAGCAGCCAAACTAAACTAGCGACTGCGGCGTGGTAGCGTCGGGGTGAAATGTCAACTGCCTGTTTGCCACTACCTTGAGCATCAGGCGATGTAATGGGAGCTGATTAGAAACGTACCGCATTGCTATATATGTGATGGCAGGTCTAGGCAAATCAGCCAGTCGCTACAAATTATCGGGGATGGCAAGGTTGCGACCAAGGGCTAAAAGTTCCCTAAGGTCTTCACACCGAAAGGTATCTTTACAGTGACTTGCTACCACTGGCAACCTGCTCTCCCCGACCATAAACAACCGCCCCTAGAGCTAGGAGCATAACGCAGTAACGAAGGAGATTGACACGATGAGAGATGAAGGAATGGCTTCAATGGAAGCGCCAGCTACCGACAGAGAAACTACCCCAAGAGAGGCTCACGAGAACACGTTGGGCGAATTTGAGAAAAGACTTTCTATCTTAGAAGGTGACTTAAACACATGTCTCGATATTCTTATAGGGTCGGGCAAACCAGTGAACACAAAAGGAGACCCGACACTAACCACAAAACTAGGGGGCATGTGGTCTACGTTTAACTCAAAGTCGGACTCTATATCTGGCCGTTTATCTGAATGCGAAAATCTTACACGGAGCCTTAAAGGCCAGCTTGAATAACCACACCCACCGCCAGCCTCACAGCACGACGGGGCTGGCCCATAACCGAAAGGATGCCACACAATGGACGAAGCCAAAAAAGCCGAGTTAAAGTTTGTTGTACAAATTACCCAATCCGTTAAGGACTTACAGGAAGTTTCTCTGCAAACTATCGAAGAACTAGCTAAAGTGAAGTTATATGTCGAAACCCTGAAACTGGAAGCTGTCGAACTGGATACTCTCAAAAAGCGTATGGACGGCCTCGAAAGACGCATGGTCAGCTTTAGAGGAGAAATGAATGCAATTGCAGAGGGGAGAACCCTATGCAATTAGCCACAGTCTCAGACGACCCACAAGCAGCCTCAGCCGCCCGTCAGCGCATTATCTCTGCCGCTAAGGCCTATCCAGACACCTGCACTTGCGGAGCCGAGCTACCCGATGGAACCGAGTGGACTGTATTCGGCTGGTTGTGCGGTGAATGTTTTGATGAAAGGATGATGAGCTAGGATGGACGACAAGAAACGCGAAGATATTAAGAATGCGATGAGCGAATTTGGCGATAAGTGCGTCAAGGAAGAAACCTTTTCGGCGCACACTGCATTTGTCATGGCTGGGCTGCAAAACGAAACCCTATTAGAACAAGAACGCCAGACTAAACAGCTAGAGAGAATCGCGGACGCGCTGGAGAAGATGCACACAAAAGAGGACACCGTAAACGTGGATGTCAGAGGGAGTGTGACTAATGAGTTTTAACAAGGCCACTGCGCCAACCACGCCGACTGAGGCGGATGAGAACCTAGGCCTTGATGTTTTCAACTTACTCAATGCTCACCCAAAGAATACGATTGGAAGCGTTGAAGGCCTCAAGCAGTTAATAGCCGACAGCCGCGTGAAACCCACCGCAGAGGCGAAGCTCAAGGATGAGAGGTTTGATAAAATTAAGCCCTATGCAAAGACACTACTAAAAGCCCTCTGTGGTTACGGTGGTGGTTCGCGCTGTGATTGCAAATTCATTACATCTAGCGCTCAGAAATTCGGAGAACAAACGGGATGTTGTGAGGCAAGGGCAATACTTGACCTATGTGAGGCCACCGATGCCACTAAATAAATACGCAGTCATGGCCATAAACCACTGGAGGGTGTTATAATGGGAACTAACTATTATCTCAAGACAGACCATTGCGATTCATGTGATAGGTATGAAACGAGGCACATAGGGAAGGCTTCGTTCGGGTGGCCTTTCATGTTTCATGGCTACCGAAACGAGGAAGAGAAACCTACAATAATCTCTTTCCATGAGTGGCAAATAGCCTTTAAGGATGGTTTGATTGAAAATGAATACGGCGAACCTATAACTGTCGATAAATTCAAAGAAGTTATTGAGAGTCGCCGCCAGGAAACAGCAGACCACGGAAGCTACGATTGGAGAGATAGGGAAGGAAACTATTTCTGCGAAGCCGATTTCACCTAAGTAACCCAAACCGAGGAACACCCCATGACCAAACAATCAGAAGAACCGATAAAAGCTGAGCTTGCGGTTTCGACAAGCGGCTACAAGGACTTAATTAAGGAATCTCTAGCGTCAGGCTTAGGAGTAGAACAACTCAAGACGCTTTTCGAGCTACAGGAGAGATTTGAAGCTAATGCCGCTAGAAAAGAATACGTCACAGCAATGTGCAATTTCCAACAGGACTGCCCGACAATACTACAGTCGGGGCGTAATCGTAATCTGACAACCGAAGGAGTAAGGAACTCTGGATGTTACACCGATCTCAGGATAGACATACTTCCAGTTGTCGGTCGCCTTTGTGGCCTTCACGGATTCATATTTAGGTTTGACTCGACAACCAAGGACGGCCTAACAATCGTCACATGCACCGTAACACATGAATCTGGACACTCTGAATCAAGCTCTTTCACTGGCCAAATTGACGCTAGAGATAATAAGAGGGTGTCAGCCACTCAGAAGATGGGCGCCACTCTTACCTATGCGCAGAGACAAGCTATCATTATGGTGTTTGGCTTGCGCGTTGGTGATCCAGACGAGGACGGTTTAGGTGAAGCCAATAACGAACCTCTAATCAAATCTGATTTGATAGTAGGGTTGGAAAAAGAAATTGAACGTGTTGGTATCGATATGCCTAAGCTATTGAAATTCTTCCGCGTTGAAAATTTAGAACAAATCACCTCAGCGCAATACAAAGAAGCCCAAGGATTCGTAGCGAAGAGAGGCAACGGTAAATGATAAGACTCAACATGCCTCAAGGTGGAGCCGACTGGCTACTGATACGAGCAGGAATGCCAACAGCCTCACAGTTCAGTAAAGTCATAACACCAGCGAAATTCGCAGTAAGCACTTCCGTTGAATTGTATTCGTCACACCTACTGGCTGAATTGTACTACGGTGGTCCAATCGATTCTGACTCTTCACAGTTCATGGAGCGCGGCAAAGAGCTTGAGGCTGAAGCCTTGGCTTGGTACGAACTTGGAGTCTCGGAGGAAGTAGAGACAACTGGCTTCTGCATGTCTGACGACCAGAGATACGGTTGCTCTCCTGATGCGCTTGTAGGCGATGAAGGCGGTTGCGAGATCAAGGTTCCAGCAATGGTAACCCACCTTGACTATCTAATCAAGGACGAACTACCAACCAAGTACCTGCTACAGGTTCAAGGCTCGATGCTAGTGACAGGACGCAAGTGGTGGGATTTTGTTAGCTGGCATCCGACAGCAAAGCCACTGGTTGTCAGAGTTAAGCGTGATGAGGATATCATACTCGCGCTACAGGGAGGCTTAAACATCCTATGTATGAGACTGGACGAAAAGGTTGAACAACTAAGCGAAATCGAAGGCCGCGACATCGGCATCGACAAGACAGAAATCATAGCCAAGTACAAAGCGGAGGAACAAAGATGATTAAAGTTTTAGATACAATTTGCTTCTTAGTGGTAATTGTGATGGCCGTAGCGTTAATGGGGTCGCTGATAATGATGGAAGTAGATGTTGAGAGGTGCTATTTCTATTCAAGCACTAGCCGATATTATAGCATTCTTTTTGCGCTGAGTATTTTTTATGTCGCTGGCAGATTCATGTATCTCAACGAAAGGAATCAATAGCCTAACAGTGGCCGCGCAAGGAAGCTAAACCGCCACGCGCAACCTGAAACACGGAGGACTCGCCAATGAGCCGAAACTTTCCCGATAATCTGGACACTGCTTTGCTTGAGCAATATATCGGGGAAGTCGCCGCAGATTGAGACACTGCGGCCTGATGATGGCAGCTCGAAACTTTAACGGAAGGAATGGTATGAAATTTAGAAAGAAACCAATCGTGATTGAAGCATGGCAATGGTTTAAGAATGGGGATATCCCTCAAGACAACTCCCAACCAATAAGCCCAGAAGACCACTCCTTATCCGAGGGGGAGATTGTTCGCTATTTCCGCAACCCTACGATTAACAGAGAAACTAATTGCTCTTTTTGTCATAACAGCTTTGATAAACACGGCTGGGTAGACACGCTTGAAGCTGGGCACCGTGTTTGTGTCGGCGACTGGATAATCAAAGGCATTAAAGGCGAATACTACCCATGCAAGCCAGACATATTTGAGGCCACATATGAGCGCGTAAAGGAACCCACCGATGCCAAGTAACAAGACTAGAGCGAGGGATGTGGCGCAAGCTGCTTACCCCGACCTGCCTTCCACTGAACACCCTTACAGTATCGACAAAAGGAAGCAAGACCAAGACAGCCTATACGAACTAATCCTCACCGCCCTGGGAGTATCCAACGCCGAGCGGGATGCGCGTGTGAGGCTGCTGGAGGATTGGATAGTGGAAAACCGCACACACTATGATGGAACAGACGACACCACTAACTGTACCTGTGGTTGGGAGTTTGACCCTCGTTCAAATAGAGACTATAAGGACAGTGTTTGCCGTGAGCCACATTGTGAAGTAGCCGCGATCCAACGGGCGAGGGCGAAGGAGTGATGGACAAGGACGCGCGCATCCGTGAGCTTGAGGAGCAGATCAAGCGGCTCAACAAGGAGCTGCTGAGGCTAGGGTGGCAGGAGGAGAAGCGGTTTGCGAATATATTTAGGGATAAGGAGGCATAAGGGATGAATAAGATTTGGTGTTGGATATTCGAGCATAAGTATTATGTGGTTCAAAAGTTCTCAAATGAGACAAGGCGCGTAGGTTGTCGCCGCTGCCCAAAGACCTTTGGTATGAACGACAGGGTTAAAAGTTTCATACCTTGGGATGGTGAACTCGCAGAGCTTCATGGCGTTCCGTACCCTGACAAATAATTAACCCAAAGTAACGCTTGCTATGCGCTCAACAATAGTTTAGCTTGAAACTGCGAACGAAAGTGAACATGGAAATCAAACAATAACATATAAATAAGTCGGCGTCCTCGGGGAGACCTATCAAGCTCCATGCTTGCTTCGTTCGCATCCCCGTTGGCGCCGCAATATCTATGAGGTTTTGGTATGTTAGAAACACCTGAAGCATTTCTGCCAGGTGAATATCTTGCAGAAGAAATAAAGGCTCGCGAATGGTCTCAAGTAGACTTTGCGGAGATTCTTGGACAACCAAACTCTCTCGTATGCGATATTATAAATGGGCGTCGTAGAATAACTACTCGAATAGCTAGGCTATTGTCGCAAGCCTTGGGCACAAGTGCACAGTCTTGGTTAAATCTACAATCATCATACGACCTAACAATTGTAAAAAATAATACCGATAAAGCTATCCAGCGCCGAGCTAAGCTCTATTCACTAGCTCCAATACGTGAAATGGTTAGACGTGGGTGGATAATTTATTCAAATAACATAAAGACACTCGAAGCAAATGTGTGTCAATTTTACAATGTAAAGAGTATTGATGAAATCAAAGAATTGCTAACAGGGAAGTAGCTT